ATCTGCACGGATAAGTGACCCGTCCGCCTGCACGCGAGATCGTAACAACACCATCCTCCAGCGGCTGCCGCAAAACCTCCATGGTCTGAGTGGAGAATTCCGGGAGCTCGTCAAGGAAAAGTACACCCCTCGCACGGGTTCAAGCTGTTTATGCCAAACGGTTAGATAACTCCATATTGCCTTGCGGTGGGGTACTTACCCCGGTGTTAATTACCCCAACCCCAGGGGTAGCCGTTATGGGGTAAATTCACCCCACTAAAAAAGGAACTCCAGAAAACTATTCAATTCTCCTGGGGTTCCTAATCATCCTTTCTATTATAATCACTTCATTCGCATTTTTCAACTGGTGCGGACGCTCCGAGAAAAATATTCTACATTATATCGTGCTTTTACCGTGTTTCTTCCTATTATAAGGCGAATGTAAAAAGAAATAGTGCCGATGGCAGCAAACGCTACCACCGACACCCCTCTATTTATTCGTTAGCCTTACGAGTGAAACGCTCGTACACTTCCGCAGTTTTGAGATCAAAGACGATAGCCTTATCCTCCTTACTCAACACGCCCTTGGCACGATATTTCACTCCCTTCTCCCAAGACGGCATCATGGCACGAATCAGATCCACCATGACAGCGTTCTGATAAATGATGGAAGCCTTCTGGGTCTCCTTGTCAGCGGAGAACTTGATGACATTGCTCTCATTGCCCTTGGCAACCTGGATAGCGATACGCTGACCAGCATCATCCATCAGCACACGGACGAAAGCCGGATACCCCAGTTCGATAGCGACGGGCTTAGTGAACCGCATCTTGCTATCCTCAATGATAACGCAAGCAGGCTCAGTGGTTTTTGTTATCTCGATTACTTTGAAATTGTCTAACATACTCATGGTTTATTTATCCTTTCTTCTTATAACGATTTTCGATTCCCTCGCGCACCTGTGGAATGTCTTTTGCTTTCCAGTTAGGGTCCAGCACCAGGAATCCTTTCAGCTTGCCACGCTTATGCCACTGCAAACTGAGTGGCGGAGGTGGCGGTTTCTGTTTTCCACGCCTGGTATACACTTTGTTTTTGAGACGGTTCTGCACCTCAAGCCAGTCCTCTCTGGACACAATGGCTGGGTGGTAGTCTCGCATCATGTACTGTCGCTCTTGGCCTGTATTTTTTACAGAGCGATGCGTTAAGCAATCCGGCGTGTAGGTTTTCTGCATAAGGACGTCACCGCAATACTTCTCATTCTTCAGTATTCCATAGACTGCACCAGGCGTCCATTCGGTCAGTCCTTTTACAGTAGGGATGCCAAGGGCTGTGAGGCTCTTAGCAATTTCGGGACCAGAAATCTCATTCAAGTACGATCTGAAAATGTACCGCACGACCTCCGCTTCCTCTTGCACAATGAAAATGGTGCCAAATTCATCCTTGTCATAACCCAGTATGCACCAGGTCGGAAACAGAGGAATGCCACGGGAGAACCGATTCCTGCAAGCCCATTTGATAGCCTCGGACTTATTCTCGGATTCTCCCTGTGCCACAGAACTCAACAGTGCCAGCATGGCATCGGTGTTTCTGTCAGTGGTCGTGATACCTTCGTTCTCAAAAAATATAGCAACAGGAGGCTCCTGCTGCTTTAGTTTTCTGGCGATGGTCAAGCAGTCCAGCGTATTTCTGGCAAAACGGCTGATGGATTTGGTGATAATCAGATCGATTTTTCCAGCCTCACAGTCTGCAATCATCTGCTTGAACTGCTCACGGCGATGGATGTTCGTTCCGCTTATGCCCTCATCAGCGTAGACACCGACCAATTCCCAGTCTTCTCTTTTTTGAATGTACTGTGTGTAATACTGCACCTGCAATTCATAGCTTCCAGCCTGGGCTTCCTGACCTGTGCTGACACGGCAATACGCTGCCACTTTTAGGATCTTTGGCGTGTCGGCAGTCAAGTCCCTTATAGCCGGAATGACTTCCACCTTAGCTTCTTCCGTATAGGCGTTCTTGATTTTATCTTTCGCAGCCTTACGCTTTTCAGCCTTAGTGCCAGCCTTCCACTTCGTAGTGGGTGCTGCCAACACACCTTGCTTTGTCTGTTTCATCATCTCACCTCCAATCCCACGATAAGGCGCACCGTGTAGAGGATACCTGCCTCCTCTGGGGCTATTAAATTATAGCAACAAGATGCGTCTTTTCATATTGCAAAGTAATTCTGTTGGAATTATGTCTGGAACGCAAAAAAGTCCCGCACCACCCAGTTACGAGTGGCACGGGACCGTGCGTCATGTTATTTATTCAATTCGGAAAACTGAAATTTGCTCAATCGTCAATACTGTTCGTAATATCAAATACACCAACAATTTTATTACAATACTTACAGAAGTGAGCATTAGAAACTTTGGTTTCGCTCAGTAAGATACTTGTTTTGCCAATTGTGCGGAGCCCTGTATACACAACGCGTTTCAGTCCCTTTTTTTGAAATTGCTCCATAGGAACCCAACCAGGGGCAACGCCATCAATTATCAATCCACCCTCTTGCATTTCGTTATTGCAAATTGGACATTTCATGCGATTATTCTCCTTTGCTAAATTCAAATTCTCTTAGTATGCATTCTGGATAAGGCTCATGTCAGTACCCATCTTATTGGCGTTATCGGACATATCCGTAATCGCCATATCTGCATACTTCACTGCCTTTTCCGTATCACCGCCCAGAGACTGAATCAGCGATGCAGAGAAAGAAGTGACCGTTTCCATATAGTCATTGGCAGACATACCAGCGGTCTTATAGGCATTGGCGGCATAGGTCTGGAGTTCCTGGGAGGACTCTTTGAACAGAGTATCTACACCACCGACCAACTGCTCATAGTCAGCATAGGCAGCGATGACTTCCTTGCCCAGAGATACAGCCGCCGCACCAGCCGCCACAGCCACTGCGCCCATCGCCGCACCGATGCCCTTTAGGACACTGCCCAGGGACTCAAACTTGCCCTTGGACTTGTCAGCAGAATCGGCGGCATCATCGATTTCCTCGCCCATATCATCGGCACTGTCAGCCACATCGTCCATCTCACGCTCGGCATCATCCAGAGCCGCATTGTTACGGTCGAGTTCCCTCTCCATATCGTTCAGGGTGGCCGTGGCATTGTTCAGCTGGATCTGCCATGCTTGGGTTCGGCGGTCATTCTCGCCGAAGGACTCCGCAGCGTTAGCAAGAGCCGCGCGAAGGGTCTCAATTTTCTGCTTCTGGGCTTCGATCTCTTTATTCAACACCTGGTTCTGGGCGGTAAGGGCTTCCACAGAATTGTCGTTTTTATCAAACTGGGACTGTACCACCTTCATCTCCGAACCCAGGACTTTGAAGGACTGGTTGATTTCAGAGAGGGCCTTTTTGAACTCTTTCTCGCCCTCAAGGCCAATTTTCAGGCCAAAATCATCTGCCATCTAAACCACCTCCTTCATCAGATGCCGTCTGGGATAATGTCATCGATGAACATCTCCCGTTTGGGTTTTGCCAGCCCGTTATACTGCTTGTGGCATTCCCATAGGTCGAGTAATAAGCCAAACGGCATTAAGCCCACCTCATCCATTGTCAGATGCAGGTGGGCGATGCCGTAATATAAAAGCCGGGTAAATAACTCCTCGTCACTTACCCGACCTGTGCGTTTTTTGAGTCAGTCTCGCTTTCCACATTGCGCTTGGTGCCCTTGTAGAGAGCCTCGGTGATTGCCACCTTATAGCTCGCCAGATCCACGGGCGTGGTGAGCAGTTCCACCATCTCCTCGGTGAGCAGTTCCTTCGGTTCATCCTTGTGCTTGAGGTTATGCACCAGAATGGACTGGTTCGCCAGAAGCGTAATGAGCCAGACGATCTCGCCGATAGCCATTTCAAAGTTCTCGGATTTCATCAGCTTATCGCCCAGGTTCTCCAGACCGCCGTAACGGCCGGCGATGTCCTTGGTTGCCTTAGTGGTCAAAAGCAGGGTGTATTCCTCATCGCCAATGAGGATATTTGCAGTTCTATCCTGTGTCATAGGTCAGTCCTCCTTATTCAGATGCGGCGGCAGCATAGGAAGGCTCATACACTTCCTTGTACCAGTTGGTAATGGTGTCAACGGATACAGCAGTATCACCTTCGGTGACCTCTGCCTTCCAGGGGTGCTTGCCCTTACCGTCCACCTTGTTACGGCGAAGGATGGTACCCTCAATGGTAGGCGTAGAGAAAGTGATGCTGTCGCCCTTGGTGGCAAGGTTCGTGGCAGGAATGCCGAACTTGACACGATAGAGCCAGTAATACTTATATTTGCCGTTGGACTTCTTTGCACGGAAGCCGACTGCAACAGGGTCGCCGCCGTCCTCGCTGGTAGAAACCACAACGCCATTTTCGTCAATGGTCGCGCCAGTCAGATCGGATGCAACGGACGCACCAATGTCATCCACTCCAAGGGACAGCGTACCGCTTTTGAACTCCTTGACGATTTCAGCCGCACCGTCATCTGCGTAGAGCGTAGCTTCAGCCAGTTCCACGGAGAGTTCGGCACTCATTGCCTTTGCCAGCTGCACCGGGGTTGCATAGGTTTCACTGCCATCCTCACCCTCGGTGATCTTGGAATAGTACAGTTTATCAAGACCGATAGTAGCCATAGGTTATTCCTCCATTTCATAGTGTTTGGCTACATCCACCGCATAGTGGTGATAGCCGTTTTCAGTTTCATAACCGACATATCTGCGGTCGGTTATCGTAAAATCATGAGCCAGGAGCGTTTTCACGATGATGTTTTTATCCTTCATGTAATTGCCCTGGGCGTATAGTGAAATCCGTGCCTCCTGCACATCAAACGCTGGTGCGTTATCCGCATGGAGCCCGAATGTATCAACAATCGGCACTACCACGATATACCGCTCCGGGGCTTTGTCTTTGAACACACCAGTTTCCAGCGGAATACCCAGAGGGGTCAGTGCCGATTGAATGTCAGATAATACACTCACAGTTTCTTGACCTCCTCATCAAATTTCTGCTGCATCGCCGCAATACACGCCGACTTGGATGCAGACTTGGCTGGTTTCAGAAAAGGCTTCGCTGGCTGACCGTGCTTGCCATATTCCAGAATGTTGGCAATCATGGCATTACTCTTGCCGTCAGAACGCGGCTCTGCAAAACCGATCTTGATGTTGTGGTTGCCCTGTTTGTCCACCTTTACCGGGGTCACGCCCAGGGATGCTTCCAACTCACCCGTGGACTGGGACGGATGCTTTGTTCCGCTGCCCACCACGGCTGAGAGGTTGCTGCTGACCTTCGCCAGAACCACCTCACCGCCAGCTTCCAGAACCTTTTCCGCAACGGCATCTGTATTGGACTGTAGCCTGGAAAACTTCAAAAGGAAGTCCTCCGGCATTTTCACATCAACTTTTGCCATTGGTAGCCACGCTCCTTTTCGCCAGCACCTCCACATACATTCCTCGGCCTTTCACATCCTCAACAGAGGTAATGTCATAGCGACCGCCATCACAGACCAGAACATGATCTGTGGTGATAGTCAGCCCAGGGATACAGCGGAAGCGGAAAAGGTCGGTCGCCTCCGAGAACGCAGCGAGGTTTGCCCACCGCTGGGAACCGTGGCAACCTTCCCGATATACACGGACAGAGGCGAGGACTTCATCCACCGTAGTAGAGAATCCCTCGCTGTCCTTCACGTACTTGGTTTCGATGATATCCGCAAAACCGTTCATCATTCCATAACTCATACTCACACCTTCCATTCCCGGTCGAGGCGAAGAAGCAGGTTCACGGTCTCCCAGACCTGCTTTCCAGCCTGGACACTATCCGCAAAAAAGCCGCCCGTGCTGCCGTCCCTGGATTCATAGAAATGAGATGCCAGCATAATGACAGCCTGTTCCGTGGTAGGTGGCATGGCGTTTTCCGTATAAGTCCCAGCCGGAATGTGCTGGTAACTCTCCGCATAAGAAACAGCGGCGGTGATGTAGCCTTTCAGCAGAGCATGCGTTCTTCACTGCTGTCACCAAGGCATACCTGGAATGCAAAGAGGAAGCAAGAAAGACCTTCGGGCGCAAAAAGAAATAAGTCCGTTTTTTAGTACACATTGTTTTTTATCATAGAAGTGATACAGAAAAGAGGGATCTGAATGACCGTGGATTATATATGCCGTGAAGTGGAGCGGCTCAAACGTAAATTCCATGAGACAGACCCATTCAAGCTGTGTGATGCGATGGGTATCATACTTCTGTATGCGCCGATGGGTACATACCCAGGAGCCTGCAAAGGGTTCTTCCTGGCACAGAGCCGCAAACGCTCAATCACCGTTAACAGTGATCTCCCGGAGGCGATACAACGAATTATCGTCACGCACGAACTGGGTCACGCTGTTCTCCACGCCAAGGCCGTGGGTGTAAATGCCTTCCACGACTTTGAGTTATTTGACAGCACCTCCTTCATGGAATATGAAGCTAATATATTCGCAGCCGAATTTCTCATGGACGATGATGACGTCCTGGAAAAGCTGAATGAGGACATCTCCTTCTTTGGGGCTGCTTCCTTACTCCGTGTCCCGCCGGAACTGTTGGACTTTAAGTTCCGTCTGATGAAGCGGAATGGATACAAATTGATAGATCCGCCTTTGATGGCGAATGCCAACTTCCTAAAGAATGTGGAAACGGAGGTCGCCGATGAATATTAAGGTTTATGTGGATGTGACCGCCAAATTCAACAGCGATGGGTTTCTTATTCCCATCAACCTCACTTGGGAAGATGGTCAAGTTTTTGAAATCGACCGTGTCACCGATATCCGGCAAGCTGCCGCCATGAAAGCCGGAGGCCAAGGTGACCGCTATACAATATGGGTCAGAGGAAAGCAAAGCTATCTGTTCTTTGAACGGAGCTGCTCTCTCACTGGCAACAATCTCGGCCGGTGGTTCGTGGAACGCCGGATTGCATAAGGAGGGCTTGCTATGGAACGAGTTGAATATGTCAGCGTGGATAAGGATGTTCTGGATTTCTTCAAAGTCATCTATTTTGGCGCAATTACAGACCCGATGACAGCCGCCAGCGATCGGGCATACCGGGATTTGAACCGCACCATCCGCTTTAAGAATATGCCCCAAGAGCGACGGGACTTTCTGCGTAAATCAGTAACGGAACTCTTCAAAAGAGAAATTCCCACCCTTGTAGAAATCGGGGTAGACGACCAGAACTCCTACGATTCGTGGCATCATCGTATCTGCAGTCAAATCCGTACATATTACAGAGATGCTGGAATTGAATTCTACTATGGGCAGGCACAGAAATGGCTTAACATGACCATGAAATATCTGTATGTTAGTGGGGAATATACCTTTGACGGTCTGTTCCAGTATCTCCACGTTCCCATTGATAATTATGTGTTCAGTATCGCCAAAAAGGAACTGGGGATTCCACAGCCCACCACAGCTTGGAGCAGATGGGATGATTACAATAGACAATACATGGCGTACCAGTCGGCTCTCCGTTCGAGAATCCGTGGCTACTATCCTCTCCGTTGGGAATTCAAATTCTGGATGAAAGAAGCACGGCAGCTGGAGCAGAACAACATCACCGCTACTATGATGGGTTCGTGACCTTTATAACTGGTATGGCTCGTGGCGTGGATATCTGGGCTGGGGAAATCGTCCTCCAGCTTAGGAAGCAAAATCCCAACCTCCATCTAATAGCTGCCTCTCCCTATGAGGGATTTGAGAGCCGTTGGTCTACGGATTGGCAGAGACGATACAACTCCATTTTAGAACAGGCAGACCTTGTCCGTTTTGTATGCAAGGGTTACAGCAAAGCTTGCTTCCAAATCCGAAACGAGTGGATGGTTGATAGGTCTGCCAGAGTCATTGCCGTATACAACGGCGAACCCGGAGGCACCAGGAATACAATCGAGTACGCTTTGAAATTAGGTATTACCACGGTGAAAATATAGAACCCTTGGGAATATTCACATCTCTGGTACTTGAAAAAGCGCTATAAAAGCGCTATAATCTTATGTGTGTGAGGAGGGATATGATGGAGCAATCAAAATTTTGGATTTTGCCGGACGATATAGCAGTCGAGTCCTTATCCCACTGCGATAAACGACTTGCAAAAGTAATTGAAAAAATAGGTCCAATAGAATGTTCATACCATCTGGACGCCTTCTCTTTTATCGTGGAAGAAATTGTGGGGCAGATGTTGTCAAACAAGGTCGCTGATGTAATCAGCCAACGCTTGTATGATAAATGCGGGGGTTCTATAACACCAGAAAGTATAGAGCGACTTTCTATTTCAGACTTACGAGGCATCGGGCTTTCAAATGCAAAATCCGGGTATATTCTTTCCTTTGCGGCTTCTGTAAAAAATGAGGAAATAGACCTTAATCAACTTAAACTTCAAAGCGATGCCGAAGTGATGAAGAAACTGATGAAATTACGCGGTATCGGCTCTTGGACGTCCAAAATGTTTTTGCTTTTCGTGCTAAATCGACCAGATATATTACCATATGAAGATGGTGCATTCCAGCAAGCATTTGCATGGCTTTACGAGTACGATGAAAAGCCAACAAAATCAATTATTGAAACCCAGTGTCAGATTTGGCATCCATATGCTTCGACCGCAGCAAGATATCTATACCGGGCATTAGACGTGGGTTTAACAAAAACAGACATAAAATCATTTCTGAGATAAAGAGAGGAACAAACAATTATGGATTGGAACAATTTTAGGTTCATTGACCTATTTGCTGGTATAGGTGGTATCCGCCTTGGATTCGAACACGTGGGTGGACACTGCGTATTCTCTTCCGAGTTTGATGAAGATGCTTGTAAAACGTATGAGGCTAATTTTGGAGAGCATCCATCTGGCGACATCACAAAGATTGAGGCAAGTGAAATTCCAGATTTTGATATTTTGTTAGGCGGCTTCCCTTGCCAGGCATTTTCCATCATCGGAAAAAAGGAAGGTTTCTCAAACGAAACCTGTGGAACACTGTTCTTTGATATCGAAAGAATTCTTACAGAAAAAAGGCCTCCTGCCTTTATGTTAGAAAATGTCCGTAATCTTACTGCCCATGATGGTGGTAACACCTTTAGGATTATCCGTAGCCACCTTGAGGCTCTTGGATATCATGTTTATGCCAAGGTTCTCAACGCTTTAGATTATGGTGTCCCACAAAAAAGAGAGCGTATTATCATTGTTGGTTTTTTGGATGATGTAGAGTTCACATTCCCAGATCCAATCCCTGAGGATCAGCGAAAAACACTCACAGACATTCTTGAAACCGATGTAGACCGTAAATACTATGTACGAGATGCAATCCGTGAATCTCGCCTATCAAGAATCAAAGACAAGAATTACCCGAAACCGTATATTTCTCATGAGAACATGGCTGGGTCTATAACTCCGCACCCCTATTCTTCTGCTCTTCGTGCGGGTGCATCGGCAAATTATATTCTGATTAATGATGAAAGACGCCCGACAGAAAGAGAAATGCTGCGAATCCAGGGATTCCCGGATACTTACAAAATTGTAGTTCCGTATGGAAAAATGAAAAAGCAATGTGGCAATTCTGTGGCCGTCCCAGTAATTAAAGCTGTAGCCGAACAGATGCTCAAGGCTTTAAAAGAATATAATAGCAAGGAGGAAAATAAGGATGCCTGATAGAGTAGATGCAAAAAAAGCGTTGGACGCAGTAATCCGTAAATCCCGTGTCCACCTATACAAACCTATACAAATCGCAGAGATTTTGTATAGGGACCGCGTATTCAAAGATATCAACTTACTGAATCTTGAGGACTATCGTACAAAAAGTAAAAGGTGGCGTGATGATGTTTGCCAGGTTCTCCTTGGCAGAGTATGTACCAGCAGTGCAAAGTTCCAAGATGATCTTTTTAATGAAACGGCCATTCCTCCTGCCCTCATAGCTGAACTCGGAAAAGAAAACCGAAGAACTAATGGCGGCGTTGAAGCCTATATTTACAGTCGGTTTACCAATAAGCACGGCCAGCTTGCAGACGCATTGGACTATTGCCTTAGTTCTACAAAAGACACCTTCATGGTAAAGCAGTTCATTGATTCCTTTTGGAATGAGCCTGGACTAAAAAGAAGCCTGGATAAAATCTATGAAATTATTGTCTATGCTTTATTTTCTACACTGGTTGATGCTCTGAATCTGCAAGTCGAAATTTCCGTAGACGCTGAAAACTTCGATATACTTGCTGAATTTGAAGATTTTGCAAAAATGGTTATGTGCATTGATTTTTCAAATCCTCGTTACGCACAGGATGCCAAAGTATATCGCGTTGGTGTGACTAATGCCGCCGACCGTGGTTTAGATATGTATTCAAATTGGGGACCCGCGATTCAAATCAAGCATCTCAGCCTGGATGTAGAATTGGCTAAAAGCATTGTAGACAGCGTTTCCAGTGATAGAATTGTTATTGTCTGTAAAGACGCAGAACGCGATGTCATTATTTCTTTGCTTACCCAAATCGGATGGCAAAAGCATATCCAAAGCATCGTCACTGAAAACGACCTCATTACTTGGTATGAAAAGGCTTTGAGGGGTAAGTATGCAGAAGATATCGGCGATGAGCTGATATACCGTTTGTGCGGAGAGATTGCTGCGGAGTTTCCCTCTGTTGACACAACACCAGAGATACTTAAAGTTCGTCAATATGATAAGCTGACTGTTGACCCGTTCTGGAGTGCTGAATCATAAACGAGAGGAGTATTCACATGAGAAAAGAAGAGTTCCGTACTTGGCTGTCACTTACAATAAAGAAAAAACCAGCAAGTGACTGCTTAAGCAGATGTAACACCGTTGAATATGCGTTAAAGGTAAATCTCGATGATGAATACAAGAGAGATGGCGGCAAAGCTGTTTTAGAAAAATTGTCATATAGCCGCAGAGATGCCTCAGCTGGTATCCCTGCCCCAGCAGAATTTCATTTCAAAGAAGGCGCAAATGTTGTCCAACGCATCACGGATCTGCGCTCGGCCGTTAATCGGTATTTCACTTTTTGTCGAGAAGAAGAGCATGGTATAATTTAATATTCACCCAGTAATACAGGTGCAGTCAAAACGGCTGCACCTGTTCTTTTATTCAGCTGAACCCATTAGCCCCCAGCTTCTATCGACCGCACTGATGGTAAGTCTCCCATCTTCGCATTCGACCAGAAGATCAGAGCCAATGTCAAATCCGGCGGCTTTCAGCCATTTGCCTTTGAGAACGATGGTCGGGACTTCCTGGTAGTTATATCCGTTGCTCTGGCCGTACACTTTCAGCCGTCTGTTTTTCTTATCTTTCATGGCATTCTCCTTTTGCTAAATAGTAGTTTCGCCAAATAATAAGGCGTTTCGTCAAAAGGTTAAGAGTTTTGCCAAATGGTGCTACATCTGCCCGAACCGTTTCCTACATATCGAAAGTTCATATTCACCCCATACTACATATAGTAGGGCTACAACCCAGCCAAAACACACCGTTGGGTATGTGTTCCTAACCTCAAAATCCGAAAATAAAAGCCGAAAAAGCCCACAATTACGGCATTTTTCAGCAGAATATGTGTGTTCAATTGGTGGTGCAAAGCGTTTCACAAACAAATAAGACACCATTATGAGCAAGAGATACTTCGCCGGGAGAGGGGAGATGTCCTCCGCCTGCCAGCGATGCAGATGAAGCCGTGTGATGAGGAGATCTGAACGGACGGCGTGTAATCAGCCTTACACCGCTGC